TTCTTGATATTCGGACATATCAACACGAATTAAACTATCTTCACTACCAAAAATTTCTTTTGCGAGTTTTTTTGCCAAAAATGTTTTACCAACACCAGTTGATCCAAGGAATATAAATGAACCAATAGGTCTATTTGGATCCTTAATACCAACTCTATTTCTTCTAATTGATTTTGATATTTTTTTAACTGCTTCTTCTTGTCCAATAACACTATTGTTTAACGAATCTTCAAGTGTGACAAGTGAATTTTTTTCATCAACATTAATTTTACTAACAGGTATTTTTGTCATATTTGAAACGACTTCGTAGATTAAATCTTCTGGAATACCTCTTTTACTATTTCTTAAATTTTCTTCAAATTTCTTTTTTTCTTCATCAAGTTTAGCCAAAATATTTTTTTCTCGATCACGAAGTTCTGCCGCTAGCTCATATTTTTGTTTTTTAATAACTTCAGCCTTTTCTTGTTTAATATCTTGGGCTTCTTGTTTTAAAGTTTCAATATGTTCTGGTAATTTAATATCAATTTGCATACGAGACCCAACCTCATCTAAAATGTCAAATGCTTTGTCTGGAAACTCTCTATCTGTAATATAACGATCTGCCAACTCTACACACAACCAAAGTGATTCGTCTGTATAATTTACTTTATGATGTTCTTCATATTTTTCTTTACTTTGTTTAAGAATTTGAAATGTTTCGTCTTTGGAAGATGGGTCAACAATTATTTTTTGAAATCTTCTTTCTAATGCTCCATCTTTTTCAAAATGTTTTCTATATTCATCAAGAGTTGTTGCACCAATACATTGGATTTCGCCTCTTGATAATGCCGGTTTAAAAATGTTTGAAGCGTCCAACGAACCAGAACTATTACCAGCACCAACCATTGTATGAATTTCATCAATAAAAATTATAATGTTTGGACTTGATTGTAATTCTTCAATTATAACCTTCATTCTTTCTTCAAATTGTCCTCTATATTTTGTTCCGGCAACAATTGAATTAATATCTAAAGACACAATTCGTTTATCGGACAAGTTTTTTGGACATTCGCCAGAATGAATCATCATAGCAAGACCTTCAACTATTGCGGTTTTTCCAGCACCAGGTTCACCAATAATAATTGGGTTATTTTTTTTTCTTCTTGATAAAACTTGAGCAATCCTCAAAATTTCCTTTTCCCTTCCAATTACTGGGTCCAATTTTCCTTGTTCGGCAGCTTTAATTAAATCCTTACTAAAATTATCTAAAACTGGTGTGGTACCATCTTTTTTCTTACCTTTATCACCATCATCAATGTATTCTATAGCCATATTAAAAGTTTTATTTAATTTTAAATATAATTTATATTGATGTAAATATTTGACTTTATGTCAGTATTACTGACAAATTGTCAGTTATTTAATTTTGGTATGAATTTAGTAAAAAACTAAAACAAAATAAACTTAAAAAAAATGTAAAAATGTTTAATAAAAATTTTGAAAGGATTATCAATGAAATTTTTAACAACGACCCATTCTTTAATGGATTAAATAATTGGGAAAAAAGAAATTATAAATCAGATGATGGTAAAATTTCATTTACCTATATCACCAATAAAAGAGGTGATTTAGAAAAACCAGATGAATTAACAATTTTAAAAGAAAGATTAGAAATGGCTGTTGATGAACAAAATTTCGAAGAGGCTGTGGAGTTGAGAGATAAAATTAAAAATTTAGAAACTAACATTGAAAAAATAGGTACCCTACAGAAAGAATTAGACAAATGTGTAAAAGTCCAAAACTTTGAAAGGGCAATTGAGATTAGAAATCAAATCAACTCCCTAAAATAAACAAAGTCCACCCCAAAAGGGTGGATTTTTGTTTTAACTAAAATATATTTAAAATAAAAAAAGTTATGGCAATTACAAAAGAAGAAATTAAGGGAACCAAAATTATAAATGAAGTAGAATCTTCAAATATAGTTAGAACTGAATATGATACCGAAACAAAAAAAATGATTGCGGAATTTAAAAACGGTATGAAATATGAATATGATGATGTTCCACATCAAACTTATACATCATTTAGAACTGCAAAATCACAAGGTTCATTTTTCAATACTAATATTTCAAAAACATTTAAATATAAGAAGTTGAGTTAATCAATTTTCCTAATATTTATATTTAATGAATACGGAATTACTTAAAAGTTTTGAACCACAAAAAAAACTTAACCCCAAAATTTGGGTTGGTAGTGATGATGAACCAAATATGGAACCAGAAGTAAGGGAAGGATTATTAAATATTGCAAATGAATTTATTGAATTTCTGGACGTTGATATCGTTGTTACAGATATTATTTTAACTGGTTCACTTTCAAACTACAATTGGTCAAAATATTCTGATTTTGATTTACACATTGTCACGAATTTTCAACAATACGAACAAAATCAAATTGAATTGTATGAAAAATTATTCGGTTTGAAAAAAATGTTATTTAACGAAAAACACGATATTAAAATCAAGGGTTATGAAGTTGAGTTATATGTCCAAAATGAATCGGAAACCCATTTTTCCAGTGGGGTATATTCTGTTTTATTTAACAGGTGGGCAAATGTACCAAAAAAAGAAAGTTTTACTATTGACAAAAATACAATTAAAGAAAAAACAAAACAATGGATGAAAATTATTGACAATCTAATTGAGACGATTGAAGACGACGATTTAGATAATTCAAAGATTATGATTCAGAAATATAAAGATAAACTAAAAAAATATAGAACTTGTGGTTTAGAAAAAAAAGGGGAATACTCTACAGAAAATTTAGTATTTAAAATGTTAAGAAGAAATGGTTATATAAAAAAATTGTACGAATTAACATCAAAAATATTAGATAAAAAATTATCCCTTAACCAATAATTTTTCTAAAAACAAAATAAACTTAATAATTGATATATTTATTAAGAAAAATAATTTATTCAAAAAAATATACTATGGGAGGACTTAGACCTATTGGAAGTGAAAAATTAGAAGGAATGGATAAAATCCGTAGAATTATGGAAATTGCCAGATACAAAGAAAACATTCCACAACCAGTAAATGAAAATAAAAAAAATGAATTTTCTTTATCTATGGCAGATGGGAATACGTATGCGATTGTAAAAGAAAAGACAGGATATATAATTAAGAAAACAATCACTGAAAGTGAAAATGATTATATTGAACCAATACAAGAAAGAAAGTATTATAGTTCGTATTCTCAAGCGCTTAAGAGATTAAATTTAATGGCAAAAGAAGTTAATACTTTAGTTGGTAACAAAAAAGGTACTTTTATTTTTGAAAGTGAAAAAAAAAAGTATCAATTAGATGAAGAAACTAAATATGTTTTAGGCGGTTTACCAACAACAACCACAACAACTACCGTTGCAACACCTGCTCCGGCAACACCTGCTCCAGCAACACCCGCAACACCCGCACCCGCAACTAGCGGTGGTGAAGTTTCGGAACAAACGCCACCAACTGAAGCGCCGGCACCAGTACCTGCACCAGCACCAGAAGTACCACAGGAAGAACAACCAATTCCTCAAGAAACCGGAGATGTAGAACCTCCAATTGAGGGTGGTGAAGAAGGTGGTGATGAAATGCCTACAGATGAAATACCAGAACCAGAAGGTGAAGAGAAAAAAGATGAAATTACATTTAAAACCCTTCAAAAATTAACTGGTAAATTAACACAAAAAATCAGAAAATTTAATGAGGAAGATCAAATGTCTTCTAAGGATACAAAATATATTATAAACTCAATATTGTCTTCTTTGGAGTTAGATTCACTTGAAGATGATGATGTTGAAGAAATTATTGATAGATTAGAAAGTATCGAAGAAGAAGATGTTGATACTGATATGGAAATGGATGTTGATACGGAACCTTCACCGGAAGATGAAATGACAAGTACAGAAACCCCTCCAGCTCCACCGTCTGAAGAACCGGCTCCGGCACCAGAAGGTGAAATGGCGGAAATGGAAGATATTGATTTTATGACGGATGCGGATAGAAATTGGAGAAAAAGATTTTCACATTCAGAAGAAGAGGAAGATGACGAAGATTTAGACGACTTTTTAAGGAGAAAACTAAGACAAAGACCAACAAATTCTCATTATCATTTATCTCACGGAACATTTGGTGAGTCAACCGTTGACAAGGTAATTTCAAAATATTTCAATATAAATAAAAATGAAATATTAATAAAAGAAGAAGAAAATAGAAAAAAACTAACAGAAAACCAAAATAAAAATTCAAAAAATATCAAGACATTGTCTGAAAATGTAAAACAAGAAAGGTTTGCATTGAAACTTATTGAAAAATACCCTTCGGCAAAAATGTTGGGTAAACTTACGAATGGTGCATTAGTTTTTGAAAATAAAAACATAAAATATAAAGTTTCAATTGACGGTAAGTTGATATGAACTATTTAATTTATATAAATGGTATGGGACCTAATTATAAGGGTGAAAACATTTATGAATTTATTTTTGGTGAATCGATAGATGATGTTTGGGGTGAAAACTGGGAAGCTAGACCTGCAAATGGATACCCAAATCCACCAGATGTCGAACACGTTAATAAAGTTGGTACACTTGTAACTGGAGATATAACATTAGAATTGGTACAAAATTCTGATGTTTTTTCAGTACAAGATTCAATAGACGGTGTATTAGCTCTCGGTTGGGAAAAAGAAGAAGAAATTGATTTCTCATTAATAAAACGATTGGTTTTTAAGTATGGAGAAAAAGAACAAGATGTTAAAGATAAACTATATGGGAGGGATCTCGTATTACAATTTGATAAAAAAGTAGTATATGAACATTAAAAAAAACATTGAGGTATTACTTGAAAACGGGTTTCATTTCAACACGATTTCTAAATTAACAAAAAATCAAATAAGGGTTTTAGTTGAAAAAATTAATAAGGAAGAAACCAAGGAGGCCGTTACGGTAACACCAAGTACGGGGTTTAAAACTACAGCGCAAGCTGGGGATGAAATTGTTATTGGAAATACTATAATAAAACCAAAAGGTCCCGTTGAAGTCGACTCAAAAGAAAAGCCTGGGATGGCGCGTGAAGGTGAGATAAAAGAAAAATTTGAATCAGAAGCACAACAAGGGTTATTCTGGACGAAATGTGAAAATAGTACTGGTAAAACAAAAGAAAAATGGTGTAGAATGGCTAAAGAATTTTCTGCTAAAACAACCAAAAAGCAATACAAAGATATGCCAGAAAAAAAACACCCAGAAAAAACGGTAAAGAAAAAAACAATTAAGAAATCTAAAAGTAAAACCAATGAAGGTCAAGAAAAATTTTTAGAAGATTCTATTGTTGAGATGTTAGAAAAGCACATCAATCCATCTATGACAAAAAGTAATTTGGTTAAAAGCATAAATGAAAGAGTTAAAAATAATAACTTTACATTGATGAAGCCAAAAAAATTGGATATGTTTTCACAAGACGAAGGAATTGAAATGAAACGACCAATAACTAAATTGTCATCTATGGATGAGGATACAGAAACAGCACCAAGTAAACCAGAAATAAAACCAGGGACAAAAAAACCAGGAAAAAGAAATCCTTTCAAAAAACCAGGACCAAAAGAAAATCCAAAAGCGGAGGACCAAAAAAATGATTTTATGTCGGTAATAAGTTCGTTATTAAGAAGATAAATTATGGGAAATAGAGACATTGAAAAATTAGTACGAAAAATAATTCAAGAAGCGCCAGTTGACTATGGTGATTATCCTGAAAGAATGCACCCAAGAACTCAACAAAGAATTGAGGATCCAGAAGGTATCTACGCAAAAAATAGAGCATTTAAAGGTGGTGTTTCTGATGTTGAAAGAATTGCAGGTAAAAGATTTAAAGAAATTGTTGATTATGTTAAAAGATATTTTGGTACAGAAAGAAATATAACAGATCCACAAGTCAAAATGGCAATACAGATTGAACAAATGAAATCTGTACAACAGGCAATGCGTATCGAACCAAGACATAGAGAACAATTAAGAGACCTTGCAATGGAAATTGCCGCTAAAGAAGAAGGATGGTTACCATACTCAAAAAATATGGAAGATGCAATTGCAGAAGGTTTGGTTATAAAAGAAAGAAAAGATGGTGGCGTTGTATATGAGTTTGATTTCATTAATATTCTAACATATTTGGGAGAACAAAGAATTGACCCAAATATGTTTCAAATGAAACCAAAAGAAATTAAAAAATTGGAATTACCAAAAAACTTTTCTTTTGATATTGATGAATTAACACCAGATGAACAAAGACAACTTGAAATCGAAAAGCGGAATGTTATAAATGCAATCATTATGGGTAAGGGTAAACGAGGTCAATTTGCGTATCAAATGTATAAAGACAGATTAGACGCTATTGATCCAGCATTATATCCACTATATAATAAAATTATGGGTGCAAATGATTTAATGTATTTCACTGACGAAGATTTAATTGAAGCTTTAGGTGGTAATGCCGCAGGTTCAGCCGGTAAAATGGATGGAAATGAGGATGAAGACGAAGATGAAGGTGGTGAAGAAGAAGAAAATGATACTTATTTTGCAAACGGGGTTATATTCCCAATACTTCTTCACGAATTGTTTAAAACATTTTCAATAGTTACATCAAGATCACAATGGGAGGGAATGGATGTTGGTATGGCACAAGATGTTATTTCACAAACAGATACAATGTCAAATGAACCAATGAATTTCAGAGTTGGTGCTGAACTTGTTAGAAAAATGAGAATGTTATTACCGGATGAATTAATAGTTGACGCTGAAAGTAAAAAATACGTTCCTTTCTTTGAACAATTATTGTATAGTGTTCCGGCTGAAGAATTTTTAAGGGATATTATTGCAAATGTTATTTCTGATAATAAAACAGATAATGAAAAAGCAACAAAAAAGTTCAATGAAATCCTACAAAAAGCAAAGAATGAATATAAGAAATATAAAGAAGGTAATGATGATGATTATGAAGACGATGAAGAAGACGATGACATCTTATCACAATTGGGATTATAAATAAAATAATAGTTAAAATCAATTAAACCCCCAGTATTAAAAATATTTGGGGGTTTTGATATTTATATAGAAATATCTTTATGAGTTTAACAAAAGAACAAGTAATGTTAGAATATGTAAGATGTATGAAAGATACACCTTACGCATTAAGAACATACCTACAAACATACGATAATACGGTTTCTAAATACGTACCATTAGAGTTATTCCCAGATCAAGAATCACTACTTAAAGATTATGAAGAGCACGAAGAAAATATTGCATTAAAGTATCGTCAGGCTGGTGTATCTACAGTAACAGCTGCTTGGGTGTCTAAAAGACTTGTATTTGCAAAAAAAGAACGTCCAGAAAAAATATTGATTATTGCCAACAAACTTGACACCTCAATGGAAATGGCAAATAAAATTAGAGCATTTGTTGACCAATGGCCTAAATGGGTTGGTGCATCATTTTCACCAGATAAAAATTCACAAAGACATTATAAATTAACAAATGGTTGTGAAGTAAAAGCTGTTGCAACATCACGAGATGCCTTGAGGG